TACCGGAGTGGTTCCAGTTGAGGCATTACCTGCAATGGATATAATACTCTGATATACACCCGAAGAGTTATAGCGAACGATTACCGCATCCCAGTTACCATCAGCCGTGACGCCATTTACATCAAAAGAGATTGAGATAGGCTTGCCTAAATCCGTTCCCTCTAATGCTTGCGCTGGGAACTGAATAAACCTTGCGCCGGTAGAGTCCGCTGCGCCCGCCGCTGTTAGATAGTTGGTAGTTCCCCTTAGCCCTGAGTTGGTAGAACTTGATAAAGCCGAAGCTCCCGAGGTCGAATCTGCATAGAAAGCAGTCAGTGATACAAGGTTAGCCGTAGCACTTGCCAAAGTGGACAAAGTACCAGGTGACACAACACCATCAGACCATGTTTTTAGATAGTTCTTTTGTGGCAATTCATTTAAACCGCCGCCAATTGATGACCATGCTCCGTTCGCATAGCCTTCAAAGCTGTTTGAATCAGTATTAAGTCTCACCTGACCTGCTACTGCTGTAGGCCTTTGAGCTGAAGTGCCAGCTGGTAGAGACATAGCGCCCACCGCAACAGGATTAAGGGCCAATTTTGCGAAAGTTGACCACGAAGCCGCTGTAGTTCCAGAAGTCAAAATGCAAGTCACCGTTAGCCATTCACCTGGTTGACAAGCCAACACTACGTTAGCGCCGCTTGATTGGATAGTGACTACGCCACTTGATAGGTTTCGGATATAAAAGCAGTGCCCAAGGGCGAGTGTCGTCACATCGGGAAGCGTCACTGTCTGAGTAGTTGAACCAGTAAAGAATTGATAGCGCTTGCTTGCTACCGTTAGAGTGGTAGTGCCAGCAGCCGTGGCAGTAGTCGCGTATTCGTTTACAATATTGTTCGCCGAAAGATTCTGATTTGCATCCCAAGCCGCGAACGCCGAGGCACTTTGAACCGTTGGAAGTGCACTTACAGCAGTTCCGCCGTTAGCTATGGCAGTTACACCAGTGACACCTACGGGCATGTTGGTGAATGTGTTAGTAGAGCCATCCATTGACTTGCCGGTTAGGGTGTCAGTGGAGGAGATAGTTGGTATGTTGACCGCATTGAACTGAAGCCTATCGCTTGCATTCACTCTCAAAGCAAGATCAGCATTATTCGCCGCATTACGCCATGAGATAGCGTCAAGGTTAGCAAGTCTCAAGTACCCACTGGACGCGATGTTTCCTACAGCCCCCTTGATGTAAGGAAGCACTATTCCATAGGTACTACCAAAGTTTACATCTGCAGTTGTAAGGATGAAAGAGCCGCCCGCCTTGCTTAAAGCATTGCCAGCGACCGCTATCAAAAAGTTAGAGACATTCGTACCCCATTGCCGTTCGCCGACAACGGGGATTGAATAAGTTGAACCGTTAAAACCTACTGAAGTTGCCATCTATTACCCCTAGCGCCGAAGGTTTCCAAAGTAAATTTTTAGAGTCGTAAAAGTTCCTGAAGTAACTACCACGTTTACTCGCCAAAAGAGAGCATCTACACCCACGGTTGCGGCCGTTGCGGTGCTATTAATATTCCAAAAGACGTTGGAAGATGTGTTAGTGATAGCAGTTGCAGTCGCAAAATCTTGCCAGTTGGTATTGTCAAGAGAATATTGCAGCGTGAGAGATCCCGACAAAGTAGTCGATGTCCAAACAGCTTGAGCACTCACTAACTTATGATAGTCCGCCGTGAATGGAACAGTGGTAGAAGCAACTACCGCTGATCTATCGTAGGGAAGCGTTGAAATAAATGCTAGTTGCATCTTAGTTCCTTCCTATAACAACCGGAGCACCAGCAGGGCCGCCCGCTCCTAGAGTCATGTATGCCCCAGAAATAGTGATCGGAGCACCTGACTTAGCAAGCGCGATGTTGTTTCCAATTGTTCCAGGGATTCTGCAAGATATCGTCACCACTCCAAGGGCTGAAGTAGCTACTATGTAAGCACCAGCGCCTAAAGTGTTAGCATTGATCGCCGCCGCTAGAGCTGCTGCTGCTACCGTATCGGATCCGGTCACTAGCCAATCGACAGCCGTGGCAGTGTTAGAGGACGGGGAGGCCGATGCAGTGAATACCGTTTGACCGATGGTCACGGAGTTAGTCGCGACCGCTGAGACTAAGGTGATCGTTCCAGTTGCCGCTACTGGGTTAGCTGTTGCACCATAGACAGACACCGAGCCAATTTGAGAGCCTACTTGGAACCCTTTAATAAGGTTTTCAATTCTGTTTAGGTTGGCATTTGGCTGGCCTGATTTTGTAAATTCCGCTGGATCTTTAGGAGTATTGATTATAACGGACAAAGTTGGCATAGAAAATTTCCTTTTTAGAAAAAAGGGCTAGCCAGATTTAGCCAGCTAGCCCGTTTGTTAGTTACATCTTAAAATTAAGCTGAAAGCTTCAAACCGTCAGCTCTTGTCATGTAAACCATGAATCCTGGACGCTCGCAGAATACGCCTACAGTGTCAGAGAACATGCGCATTTCTTTGGCTGAAGTGGATTCAAGGTCGAAGATGATATCACCGTCTTTAGCAATTTGAGCCGTTGCTTCTGTTGAGCCGATTACATAAGTGTATTCAGGACACCATAGAAGAGAAACGCCATCTGGAATGAACAAATGGGGCTTGACTTCGATAGTTCCACTTGCTCCCAAAAATGTTAAATACTCAAACCCGTTTTCAGCTGTGTTAGACTTGCTTGCGCCATATGTTACAAGAGCAGCTTCATCAGATACTAGTTTTTGGAAAGCTGAAACTGGAACGTAACAAACAAGCTTCCTGCCTACACATCCTTTTTCCGCAGCTTTTGCCGCACCATCAAGGATTTTGCCTAGAGTGATTGCAGAAGTTCCGAGGGAGAATGTGTTTGAAGACCAGAGGGGATATGTGGCCGCCGACACGCCGAACAATGTGCCGGAGTTTTGGGCGATAGAAAGTAACCCGATTCGGCTAGTCACTGTGTAGTCACCTTTGAAGTAAAGGTAATCGTTAGCGACAACAGCCGCTGAAGTTCCTGAAACGGTGATGGTTCGGTTAGCTATATTCACCGCGGTTACTGTCAAGTCACCGTTATGCTGAGAGCCTGAAGCTGCAGTTGCGGTCAGTTTAGCAGTCCAAGCTTGAAGTACCGCACCGATCAAAGAAGAGGCAAGGGCTGGAATAAATGTATCTTCGGAGATAGTAAGAACACCAGAAGAGTTAGCAGTAACTTTTCCAAGGCCTTGATCGCGTCCTAATAGAGCGTGATACTCTTCGCGCATTCTAAAAGAATCGACCATAGGGATAAACTTGCTATCAGAGAATGAAGCAAATGCTTGATCTGTGCTCTTAGCTCTCGCAATCGCGTCATATGAAACTTGAGACTGAAGAATCAAAGAGAAACCGTTAACAGTTGCGCGAGCAGTTGCTTGAGTGTTGGCACCGTTAAGTGTCACGGAGCCTTGACCTTGCGAGAAGCCTAGTTCTGGTGCTAATTGAACATCAAATTCAGCGGAAGCGCCTAGTGCTAAGTCATTTCTAAATTTTACTGTTCTTAAAATGTCAGCAGTCATTGGAACGATTTGAGATATCTCTTTGTTGTATCTCTGCTTAAAGCGGGAAGCTAAGTTTGTAGGTGTATTTGCGCCTAATGCCATGATTTTTACCCTTTAAAATAAGTGTTTTTTGATAGTTTTGATTAGTTTCACTGAAAACGTGAACTTCGATTCATTCGCCTATATTGGTAGAATGATCTTTTTTTGTTTTCAATTCGCCCTAGGGTAGAAATGAAAAAGGGATAGACTTTTGATCTACCCTAATTTTACGAACTGTCTTTTTAAATTGCAAGCTTTTTATCTTGACCTTAGCTCATGAGGATCAACAAATGATCTTTGGCTAGGGGATCTTGCTTCCCAAGATCTGGCAACTTGCGGGGCCTCTACTTCTCTAGCTTTTTTAATTCTAGAAAGGTCGGCTCGCCTAATTTTCTGGACGATATCCTCGCCTAGAAATGAAATTAGATCGTCGCCTTCAAGCCTGTTAGCTAAAGTGTGATATGTCTTAATGTTCTTTTTTTCCACATGACTTGCAAGCTCTTCAGGGCTCACATCATAGCCAGCATCTTTACATAGCCTCATATGAAGGGCCATTTCTCTTAGAGTTTGAGCTGCTACTTCGGGATCTTTAGAAAGCGGGCTTAGTTCCATTGCCTTAGAAAGCGTGTTGGCTATTATTTCTCGGCGCTGATCTACAAGCTGTCGCTTCTCTTGTTCAGCCTTTGTCTCATTTTCACGCTGTTCCTTGCTTTGATACTCAGAAAGCTTTTTTTGCATCTCACGGAATTCAGCTTCACGGGGATCTTGAGGAGTGAGTTCCTCTTCGATTTGTTCGGTTAGCCACTTCATAGCAAGATCACGCTTGTTAATTGGTAGCCTTGGATCATTTAGAATTGATTCTGGATCGCTTTCAAGTCTTTCGTAAAAAGCGTCAATATCTTTTTTCTTTTGAGCTGCTTCTCGAAGCTTTTCATCAGCGGAGGCATACTTTTGGTAATCGCGGATTACATCATCCTCATAGACTTCACGCTCTTTGCCATTCACCTTAGCCTTGAGCTTTCTTCTCTCTGCTTGGGCCTGGGTTTCTGTCGCTTGAACTTCGCTTGATACCGCTTCACTTGATGCATCGCTCGCCGCTACGGGTGGAGTAGATGCAACTTGTCCGTCACTCATGCTATGTTTCCTTGTTGTGGTTGAACTGCTTGATCAAGGGCCTGTTGCGCTTCAGGTGGCGCGTTGCTTGGAACATTGGGAAGGCTAGGCATCCCGCTTTGTTCTGGGCCAATGCCAGCATTAGGGCCAGGCTGTGGAGGCATAGATTGAGAGGGTAGTGGCTGAAGGCCTAAGATAGCCGCGAGGTCAGGATCTATAGACTTCATAGAGTTGATGTGCTGTTGAATATGGTCTAACAGTTTAGCCATGATGTCAGGGTTTAATCTGATCTCAGGATCATTTGCTAGGGCTTTGTGCTTGATTATGTGCTCAGGATGGTTGTCGGTCATCATCACCGGCGGATTCTGGCCCTTTCTTAACTGCTCATTCTCAGACCTGATCAAGATGCCATCTTTAAAGTCATCTTCAGTGATAGAGTCGATTTGGCCAGTTCTAAGAAACTCGACAATTACCTTTGGATCTTTGACTATACCAAACTGCATCCATTGCTGAATCATCTCTTGACGCCCTGCATAGTTTGATAGCAGTGGGTTACCAATATCAATCGTCACTCGATCGATTGACATCACGTCTTTTGAGCTGAATTCTTTAGCCTGAGACTTCTTAGAAGCGCCGCCGATGTATGCTATTCGCTTCTCTGTCGCGAAGGCTTGGATGTTGTGGATAACTATCGTTCCAAGATCAGCGGCCGCTCTCACATAGTTCTTTTGGATGTTATCGGCCGACATAACCGAGATGGAAAGCATCAAAGCTAGTGACGTTCCCGACTTCAAACTAGATTCAGGATTGCCCCTAGTAGTAGCATTCACTCCCGAGATAGTCTGCATAACCGCTTCATAGCCAGCCAGTAGCTTATAAGACTCAGGGCTTGAGTTGGTTAGCTGCAGAGGCTCCGGCTTTTGTGCCGATAAAATAAGGTTATAGCCTTCGCTTAAACGGCTAATATCAACTGAAGTCGGAGACCAGATCGACTGTTTGTTGAAATGAAGGTTGTTTGTAAGGTTTGAAGAATAGAGCTTATCAATCGCTAGCTGAATGGCATAGAGGCTAGTAGCAATCGAATCACCGATTACCGTTCCCTCTGTTCTACCAGGGGCGAACCGCACAACAGGAAGTGTTTTGTAGGGAAGGATTGTATCTTCTAAGACTTCGCTGCCAGCTATTAAAGTGTACCGCCCTTTTGGAAGTGTCGGAGTACGGTCGTGTAGCAAATGATACACATAGATAGTGTCATCGTCATCATATCCAACATTGTTGTTGTTAAACGCCGTGTTTAGAAAACCGTTTGAGAATGTTGGGTATTCAAGTGAGACAGAAGTGATAGCGTCCGCTTTCTCTGGGTAGATAGCCGCTAAGTCATATTTGTTCACTGGAAGCTTGATTATGTAATACGGGCTAACCTCTAAAGTAGGATGCCTTGCGACATCAAACATGTTAACTAAGTAAAAAGCTTGATCACCGTTTCTAAGTGTCTCACCTTCCACCGTAAGCTCGCCTTGATGCTTGTCCCAAGGGGCATATACATAAGAATCTTGCATAACAAGCCCAAGTTCAACCATTCTAGAGGTGACTTGGTTCATATCTTTTTCATCGGCGTAATATTCTAGTAGACCTTTGGCAAGGTCTGATTCATTCATTGCAGCAGCGTCGCTGTTTCGGCTTTTTGGAACGTACTGCAGCTTACTTTGAGTTGTTATGGAATGAAGTCTTTGGATCAAGCTTTTGAAGTGGTTCACTGACATTCTGGCATTGGTTTTGTCGCTGTCTAAGCTTATTCCAAAGTCACCATAGAACATATCATACATCTTTTGAGCTTTTTCACCGTAGCCAGTGAGTGTAACCCATCTTTGATGTGCCGCCCATTTGTGCACTACCTCATTTGCTATCTCTGATTCTGGGGCCAAGCCCCAATAAGTGCTAGCCATGAGTTACCTCATATCTCTCCAAGCAGCGCGAGGTTTGATTTAGGCTGTGCTTGTCTGTGATATTTTTCCTTATGAAGGCCAAAATTACTTGGGAAAGCGTCATACATGACCTTTACTCTAAAGCCGTACAGAAGCGCGGCGATTAAGTCACAATGGTGTTTTTCGTTTCTTGAAAAATCATCGCGGTTTTTGTTAAGTTTCCCATATTTTAGCTGGTTAATACCATCGGCGCAAGTGCTGTTTATTTCTATCGCATCATTCTGGAACCCAACCCTTAGAGCCTGAAGGCTTGCATCGAATGATCCTGGCCCCTTCGTCGCTATCATGTGCTCGAATTTGAGTCTTGAAAGCTCAATAGAAACCTGGCCGCTGCAGTCTATAACTCTGTCGTGGCGTCCATTGGTTTTGTCTTTTTCAAACTCGAGACAAAAGTCTCTGATTTCTTGAATTGAAGTGTTTGGAGGCATTAAATGGGTTTTATAGATTACCCATTTCATTCTCTTAGTGTCGAAGTAAGTTAAAGCGATGCCATGAGGATCTAGGCTTCCTCCAAAGTCAATGCATGTTTGCCAATTAGCGAATGCTGGTGGCTCGATCTTTTGAATATGCCTATCATTAAACTCAGGAACAGCTACCGATGTGATGCTTCTAAAGATCTCGGCAAGGTATTCCCGCCTCCACACTTCCTCGGTCACTTGAGTTTTGAGTTTGATGATTTCAGTTTCACTAAGAAATGGATTCTCATAAATGGAATAGTTTGACACTGCTTTTTTGGCGTCAAGCTCTGGAAGCAACACGGTGTGTATATAATGATCTTCGTCCACGGATGGAGTCGTATTGATTAGAACCTTTGGCTTGTGTCTTAGTCTTTGGGCATGAATCACTGATTGCCAGGCATAGCTAAACGCTTCAGAGTCTACGAAACACCCTTCCTCGATCACTATGAGACCTTTGGCATTCTGGCCACGATAGTTATCAATATGAGCCCTTTCCAAAGCGCAAAGCCTAAGCTCTGATTGCCCGATCTTCCACCGATGCTCTGATTTTTGCCTAATGATTAATCCCTTGGGAGCAAAAAGCATGATCGGCGCTAAACCATCGTTAATGATATCTTTGAGTTTGTCTTTCTTAGGCCCGTAGTAAAGCACTCGGCTTCCAGGCTTCTTAAGGCAAGTTTCAATCGCCACTATCAATCCGAAATGAGTCTTACCTAATTGGCGACTACAGAAAACAAGATACTCATCGCTTCCCGACTTCTCCCACTTACGTTTCATTTTCCGTTGAGTCGAATGCAGTAGAAAGTCTAAAGCGCCATCCTCAAAAAGAAGATGCGCCCTAAAAATATCGTTCTTTGAAAGCTGGCTGAAGTCCCTAGGTTTCTCAGTCTTCATCTTCCATTAGCTCCCGCTCCAAGTCAGGATCTAAGAACCCCGCCTCAAGCTCCGCCGTACTTTGGCGCATCATAGCAACTTGGATGTTGTTAGCCTGAAAAGTTGGGTTCTCTGGCTCTTTGGGAGCTGAAGGTTTGTAATAGGAATATTCCATGACAAGCTTAAGAAGCGCCGCCTTGTCTGATACTGAGGTCTCAGGATCGGCAAAAAGATCGACAAGTTCCTTAGCTACGTCAAAGTTTCTATTCTTAAGCTCTTCCCGAAAGCTCGCTGTGATTTTGTTAGGGGTACCTTTTTTTCTTCCCGCGCCTTCTGGTTTAGGTCTCCCCTTTGGAACTGGAGGCCAGGCCATAATATACCTTAAATCATTTGTTATAGGTTTTTAAGATTCATAGAACTTTTTAATGATCTTAAAGAAGATTCTAAATCATCCACTCGCTTGTCGATTGCTTTAATTTTACGATAATCCTCAAGATCTAGGTAGAAAACTACCACTAAAGCAATGAGCGTAAAACAAAAAGGCACCGCCACGGTGAAACTTTGGTACTTAATAACCGCGCCGATCAATGCGATCGCCATTAAAAATAGAAAATTAATTGCTTTCAATTTTTTGCTCCCTGTAATATTCCCAGCTTCTTTTTTGAACCTTGCCTAGTGATATCGCAGGCCTATCAGGTGCATTTAGTTGAGTCATTCGCGTAACCACGCCGTTCACTATTTCAAGCTCGAAAGAGACAGATAGAGAGTCTGTACCTTTCACGCCAAAGGCAACGGCTGATTTACAGTTAAGCTTTTTTAGATTCATTTCGTTTCCTCTTGAGAGCCGGCGAGTTCTTAACGGCATCCTTAGCTTTGCTCTTTCGCTTCTTAGGCTCAAAGATGCCCGTGACAGCCTTCAGGAATATGTCCCTAGCCTCTGTCCCTTCTTTGGCCTCAAGATGCGCTGCAATCGCTCCTAGAGCTTCCTGGTTCATTACTTTGGCATTGGCTGAGACTTCTAGGGGAAGGCCCTTCACATCTCTTTCAGCCGCTTCCAAAAGGGATAGGATTAGATAGTGAGCCTTGCCTATGTCCGTTAGGATTTTGGTGTCTAGAGAGTCTAGCACTAGACTTTTTTTGACCTCTTTGGCCTCAATGTCAATGGTTTCCATGGCTCACCTGTAATTTAGTAGTACCCCTACCCTACCCCACCCCACCTGGGGTAGTCAAGCCATTAAATGTTGAGTTATTTAGTCGGTATTTATAATTTCGATTCTGTCGCGTTTTGCTTGCGTACCATGCCTAGGTATATCTTTTGGTTTCAAATCGATTCTAGGCTACTTTTTGTTCTCCTGAGATACCTTCCTACAAGCTCTCGCGATTGTAATCCAACACCCCTCCCATTCCTTGTATAATATTTCAGCAATATCAATCGGTGTATCGCCTGTAATCTCCCTTTCGATCTCACTAGCCCGCCGAAACTCTTTTGGGAATTCCTCATGAAGGGATTCGAATCTTTCCTGTGAAATGAAAGTTTTTAGATAGGACTCGACTTGATGCATCGCATCGAATGCCTTGCAAGCTCGATCGTAAAGGGGACTAGTCATTGGATTCCTCATAGGAGTTTATTGCAAAAATATGGTTTAGTTTGATGGTTCCAGTTTTTCCGTAGCGGTTTTTTGCTACAAACAATTCGACTTCCTTCAAACTAATGTCCTCTTTGTGAAGTATCATCACCACATCGGCATCTTGTTCAATGCTGCCTGAGTCCTTTAGATTTGCAAGTGATGGCATCATCGGCTTGCCTGACTTTTCAGATTCTCGATTTATTTGAGCTAAGACGATTACAGGAACATTTAAATCCCTAGCTAGTTTTTTAAGCTCATCGCTGGCCTTTGAAACCTGCTCTTGTTTTGTGGTGCTACCCTTGACGCGAACCTGTTGCAAGTAATCCACGATTATTAAATCAGCTCCCGACTTGCTTTTTGATCTATGCGCCACCGAAATAAGTTGATCAAGATTCCACCCAGATTTCTCGTCTGCCATGCAGTTGAGTTTTGAAAACTCTGCACATCCAAAAGAAAACCTATCTAGCTGCTCGTTTGTAAAGTTTCCAGATTGTAGGGCTTGGTTGCTAACCTTTCCGAGATTAGAAACCCATTTTTCAAACAAATCTTCCTTATCCATCTCGTTTGTGAAAAATAATGGATTAGCCCCCTGCTTCATTGCCTCAAGGGCCAGGAAAGCCGAGAATGTGGTTTTACCAACAGACGTTCGAGCTGCCACGACATACACCCTTCCAGGCTGAAGGCCAGAAAGGCAAGCATCAAGTGCTTTGATATTGGTTAGATATCCAGATTTTTTCCCCTCAATGGAATCTTCGATTCTATCTCGAATTCGGTCAATGCCCGCTTCCGCTATCTCTGGCCTAGAATAAGTAGTTCGACTTTCTTCCACTAGCGCGTTCATTTTTTTAGTGATCTCGTTTATATGATATATATAACCCTCATAGGATTCGCTGATTAACGCTCTATACCCATTTGATGCCATGGTGACCAATTCAGTGAACATAACCTTAAGCTTTTGCCATTTTGCTGTCTGGTGAATTATAAACTCATAGTTGATAGACCATGGGGCGTTTGTTGTAAGATCAATGACAAGTCCAACAAGATCTTTAGGAACCATCTCACATATTGTCGCCATATCTACAGGCATCCCCTTGTCTGCCATCGCCTCAATACACTCGGCAATTTTCTTATGCCTTGGATCTTGAAATAGCTCTTTTGAAAACCCAGAGGCTTTTGCGTTTTTCCAACAATCATTAAAATCTCTAATCACAATCCCTAAAACCGTTTCAATACCCGTCATCTATGATCTCTCCCGTAATTCTTTGTTTGTGGTGAATGGTCGAATCGGCGTTGTCATATAACCCTGAAAGAACTTTGTCACGAAAATCTGGTTTCAAAGTCATCAGAAATGGAATTTTCTTTTTTCGTGCCCAATCTGATTTTTTAAGCTTGCCAAAAACATCTTTCCAGGTTTGAAGGTCTGGGGTGATTAATAATTGATCACTGATGTTATCATAGGTCTGTCGTGAGATTTTCAGCACGTTCATCTCGGGCAAAATTCCAGAAGTTTCCTCATTCCAAAGACTGATTAATTTAGGAGCATCAAGGGAGTCCGAATCATCAGCCCGCGGCAGCGATTGGGGGGGGGCTTCTCCATCCTCTTCTTGAATACGTTTCTTAATACTCTTCTTAGATGGCGTTTTTGTACATAGTGGTATGTACGTTTCCGCCATAGTGCTATGTACGTTTCCGCCATAGTCTATGTACGTTTCCGCCATAGTGGTGTTTTTGAGTTTGTAGGCGTCTTGATCAAAAGCAGTGTATTTCAGCTCTGTTTTGCTTACTTTTTCTACAGAAATTAAACCTGCCGCAAGCAATCTTTTGATAGAAGATTCTACTTTCCTGCGCTTGAACCGGTTTACCAAACCAGCCAAGTTCCAATTAAACGCTCCACTCACATTGGCAATAACCGAGTAAATGGCGCAATCGAAGGCATCAATTTTGCCATCAATGGCGATATTGAAAACCCAATTTGGAATTGGCCTAAAACCATCTTCTGGGAAATGAAAATCTTTTCTTGACAAAAAACCTCCTTTTGATTTTAGGAGGTCTATGATACAATCCTATCATTGGACTTTCCTCTTTTAGTCTGATCAAACCCCTAAGATGGCCTCTTGAGGGGATTTTTCTTTAAATTTTGCCCACCATACCACAAAGTATATTTTCACTCGACCGCTTTTTGTCGCCTGTTGTATAATCGATGAAAACTAAAGGGCCACAAATGGAACACCTTCCCGAATTAATGCTAGGGCTCTTTGTCGGCACTATAGGCTGGCTCGTAAAAGACAAAATGGCTGGCGTGAAAGAGATCGACCAAAAGCTTTCAGACAAGATCGACAAGCTGCTTGAGATGGTGTTCGAGTTAAAGGCCGCCATCAAGGGCATAGATGACCTTACCAACCGAATGTCTCGGGCCGAGCACCGTTTAGACATCCTTGAGAGGGACAAATGAGCGAGGCCGAGCTGCAGAAAGCTTGCATAGCCTTGCTAGATCGCTCTGGCCTGGTTCATTGGAGAATACCGCTAGGGCAAGGGGGTATGGTAGGCCGCAAGACGGGCTCGAGAGGGGCGTCAAGTATCCTAGGATTCCCTGATCTTTGTGGGATCACTTCAGACGGGCACTTTTGGTGTGTAGAACTAAAAACCGAATCAGGCAAGATAAGGCCTGCTCAGGCCGTATGGATTCAGCGGCTAAAAGACTCGGGGGCGACCGTAAGAGTGGTCAGGTCGCTTGGTGAGATGGTTGCTTTTATTGAATGTCTGCAAAATAATTTATATTGACACCAAATTTTCTAGGTGTTAATTGCCCCCCTGCAAGGGGGCTAGATGTATCTCACCTATAGATTCAGACTAAAAGATAGACGCCTAAAAGAGCTTAAAAGGCAGGCCGGCGCTGTTAATTTTGTTTGGAACTACTGCAATGAGGTAATGCGGAGAAGGTGGAAGGAGTCTAGGAAATATACGAATGAAAGCGATTTACATAAGTTAACAAAGGGAGCGGGTAAAGAGCTTGGTATATATTCTCAAACTGTTGGCGAGGTTTACAATGAAATATGCTCTAAAGTCAGGCAGTTTAAAAAACCCTTAAGGTGGCGATCTGGGAAGAAAAACCTTGGTTGGATACCTCTTTGCAACCAGTCTATAAAAATTGACAAAGACAGAATCATTTTCATGAAGCGAACTTACCCATTTTGGAAAAGCAGGGACCTCCCAGAGGGGGCAAAGGTTATGTCCGCAAGCTTCAACGAAGATGTTCTAGGCCATTGGTATATAAACCTGCAAGTCAAGCTTCCAGAAGATCAATACTACCAAGAGCCGGCGAAAACCTCAGAGGTAGGCATAGATCCTGGCCTTAAAACAGTTATGACACTTTCAACAGGCGAAAAGTTTGAAAGAGACAACCTAACAAAGGAATATGCCATAAAGCTTGCCAGAGCACAGCGCCGAGGCAAAAAGAGGCAAGTCAAAAAGATACACGCTAAAATCAAGAATAGACGCCTTGATTTTTCACATAAGGCATCGACTAAACTAGCCAAAGAGCATAGCATGATTTTCTTTGGTGATGTAAAAAGTGCAAAACTTGCCAAAACAAAAATGGCAAGCGGCGTGAATGATGCCGGCTGGTGTCAGGTCAAAACTCTCCTAGCATATAAGACCATTAGGCGGCTGGGGATGTTAGTAGTTCAGAATGAACAAAACTCAACAGTCACTTGCTCGGCCTGTCTGTCAAAGACAGGACCGAGTGGACTAAGTGGCTTGCGAGTAAGGGAATGGCATTGTAGTAGTTGCGGCTCGGCACATGATCGAGATGTAAATGCGGCAAAGAATATTCTCCGTCTCGGCCAAGAGACGCTGCGGGCTAAGTTAAACGAGCCCAAGGGAGATACGCAAAAGAAGGCGCAACGCAAATATTGCCGCAAGTTGGTTGCAGTATAGTTGGCACTTTGTAGCCTTGGCAGTAAAAGCCAAAGCAGGTGTAAAAACCATAAATTTGCAGTATAGTTGGCACATGAATGGGTTCTTTAAAGTTGGGGGAGGAGGTGTAAAAACCATAAATTTGCAGTATAGTTGGCACCAGGCCGTGGAGCTTAAGGCGTTATCGTGGGCAATGGGGGTGATTAGGAACATAGGGGAAATGGCAGCTCTTATAAGCTATCTGACCTCAGCGGATTTTGTTTAAACGAGCATCTCTCACAGGGTGCCTGTAAAGATCTTTCCCCGCCGCTCCTGCAATTAGCTTCTTAGCAGCGTCGTTCATGCTTAATTCATTAATATCGGCATATCTTTTTACAAGAAGCCACTCCTCTTTGGAGCATGCCACTGTGACTTGATAGGGGATTTGAAAATAAACGTCCTTGCCAGCGGCTTCATCTGAGGATCTGAATTCATCTATTTTGTCGATAAAATCAAATCTTTCATCCCTTGAAATTTGAAACCCATTTTCCTCAGAATAGACTATTAAAGTTGTCGTATGATACTTAGGAAAGGCCTCTTTTGGGATTTTAGTAAAAGCGCCGGTTTTAAATGGGATTGTACTTAGTCTTATTTGGAGCATCTTAAGACCTCCTTTTTGAAAAGGACGTCATGCTTAAGCTCTTCAAACGCTCCTTGGCTCCCGCCGTGGTTATGAGAGAAGCTTAGATTTGGATTCTTTTTTAGGTCATTTCTGGTCACGAAATAGCCCGATGAATAGCCATCAGGAACCCAAGCCGCCAAGGTTTTGTCATTGTAGTTTCTAAACACTATGGCCATCTTCGGCGCAAGCATTCTTTTCATCTCGCGGCGGGCCTCGGCTAAATCGTTAACGAACATAATTTTCATTTATTTATCCTTCCAAAAAAAGCTCAATATCTTGGATAAAACTATTCCGAACACAAAAAATACCGCCACTATTTCTGCTAGAAAAAAAAGTTCGTTCATTTCAACCACCCACTCGCTTCGAAGTAAGTTATCATCGCATCCTCAAACATAGCCCTGGTGCTTGCGTCCATTTCATCAAAACATATTTTCGAAGCTAAAACTCTGCTAAAAACATATATAGTCATGTGATGGGCTGTTATTCTGTCGGCGGTTGAAACCATTTCCACTACCCTAGGCATTTGCTCTATCGACGAGAATTTCTGAAGAGTCCATGCTTGTTTCATTTTGATCTCCTGTTTATTTGTTACCCAGCACTGCCTGGTTATAATACACTTATCGTCAAAAGCAAGAAATTCTTTAGAACTTTCTTTTTAGGCTGAAAAATGAAACAAAAACAGGGCCTTATAAAAGCCCTGCTTGAATTTAGGTGAATTTTCTTAGAAACCTGGGTTTTTGTCTAGTCCCTTTTGAAAGTTGGCCCTTCCCCAAAGTGTTCATTCCAGTCATCAACCTTGAACCTAGCTCTACAGCTAGCCATCAGGTTTCTAGGTAAAATCAAAAAGTTGCCATGATAGTTTTCTATGCAGATCTCGATCAGGGTAGCTAGGTCATCATAGACAGGCGAGGAGCTCCATATCTCGCCGCCCTCTATCGCATAGACATTTCTGACAAGGTAATACATCAAAATGGAATATTGTCTAAATCTATATCACCGAAGG